ATCGCCGATACCCGAACCTTGTGTAAGGCCTGTATCAAACTTTACCTTATAAGACGTGTACGAAGTGCAATGCACATTGCCAACCTGTAGATTGACTATGTCCTCATGATACTTGGGATGAAATGCTCGGAGCATAAGTGCACGGTCCAAAAACCTGCACACTACTCCTATATGTCCATCAAACCTTCGAAAATCAGAGCAACTAATGTGATGCTTGGCATAAAGCGCAATATGAGCAACACGGTCAGCAATCTCTTTAGGTTTCTTACCAAACGCATACCATCTGAAACTCTCAACCCAATCATACAAGGAGTAACAATACCCAGCATAATTCAACTTATGAGATTTCTCATCCGTAGTAATAATGCGCGGGGACGTAACTTTTGCATAAGCTTCATCCTTTTGAAATGTAGACCTAGGTTGTCCAGTCATTAACATAACAGATGAGGCAGCCTGATCAAGAATACTACGCTGGTCAGGGCGACTCTGGCGTTCAAACACTTCATCAAGATCAAGGGGGTGGAATGTCTCTTTAAGATCGTCTGGTATTATAAGGTTGATATACTCCATCACATATTCCAATACCATGGGCGGGATTGTCGCATCCGGTTTTTCCTTTATCGAATTAACTCTACCTTCAACAGCTTCTAAATCATTTCCAAGTGTCTTGTCAGGCGCATAAGCACCCAACGCAATCGGGGACATGTAAGCCACTTGAGATGGTCGAGCATCAGGCTCATAATAACTCAAGTTATATTGGTAGCGGGAAAAAGATTGATCCATGGGATAAACAATATCACTAGTCCAAGGCTGTTTAAACTTATGGTATTCCAAGAGAACTGAAGCAGTCTCTTGGGACACATTAGTATATTCAATTTCAGATTTACTAAGAACCATCTTAATCGATGCTGGAGTGAATGTGCCAGTGGTGCGTGCAACCGTGGCAATAGTGTCATCGTCTTTGACACTAATATTCGCAACAGCGTAGGATAAAGGTCTGCCAGTGGACTGAATAGTGCCACTGTGGCTTGCAACGACAAGTCGTAAGAATTTCTTCACCTCTTTGCCATCACTCAAAACATTGACTAGGTTTAGGCGGCGCAATTCAGTGCCAGCCAACCAAGACCCAAAGTTATAGAGAGGAAAAGTATATGAGGCTATAGGGGTGAGAAGTAACAACTGATGATGTGGTCCATTTTGTCTACGGTCTATATTATAAACAGTATAAGAATACCACAACCCCAAAAAGTGTGGATGTTTTGCAACAAGTATATCAGTTGCATAATTCCATACTTTATGTTCATAGATAGCTCCTCCATTGACAACATACTTAACACAAGACTCGTCATCAAAGGTGAACCGGTAATCTGATTGAACATCAGCGACAGAGGTAGGACAAAACGTACTAATTAAATATGTATTTGGACGAGTGGCAAGCAACCATGGCATATCTAGATACATATCAGTATCCACGATACACAGAATATCATTGAGACCAGGCTGAAAGGTATAAGGTTTAACAGTCAGGTCTTTAGCCCAATGATAATCACGTGACCCATGCTTGCCATTTCGAATGTCGGCGGCTGAGAGTTGAATATAATATGGCTCACAACCAACCGACTTACAAAATAACATCATATCAGAACTAGAATTGTTCCTCAACTTTGCCGCTTCAGGATGTGGGTGCGCTACAGGGGGAGCAGGAGACACAACGGAAGGCAAGCGCATAAACTGTGACCTAAGGAAACATGCAGCATATTTCTTAACAAAAAGTTTATTAAGATAATACAAAATCAAACTTCGATAAACCCCATAAAATTCAACATACCAGGTAAGAGCCATAGCAGATAAATACAGAAGGAAAACGAAGACACTAGCATGATATACCAACTCACGTGGGCAAGGAAATACATCACAAACAATAAATAAATTAGAATAAGAAATCGTATTAGCGAGATTGGAACAGTAGTCATCATAACCAGAATAATAATATGTGCGAAAGCGATAACCAGCAAGAGAATAGCTGACATCACCAGTGTACAGTATAGGTTGATGAAAGAAATATGATAGGTCAGAGTATAAAGCAAACGGGAGCGAAAACAAAAACAAGAAAGCGAGAGCACTCTTAAAACGAGAAAACATAAGGGTGCAAACGAACAACAGTG